ACGATTTAGAAACCGCACGTCGTTCGTTGAATCTTATGATTGCTGAATGGGCAAACAGAGGCCTTAATCAGTGGTTAATTGAGCAGAAAAATTTTACAGTTACTGAAGGCACAAACTATGTAGACCTAGGTACTGATGTTATAGACATAACATCGGCTGTCATTCAAAGAGACAACACAGATTTTCAACTTGAGCGTATAAGCAGATCTGATTTTTTGTACACACCAGAAAAAGCGGATAAAGCTAGACCAACTCAGTTTTTCTTAGAAAGACACATAACACCTAGAATACATTTATACCCAACACCAGAAAACTCTACAGACGTAGTTTATTATTACGCACTAACAAGGATGCAAGACGTAGGGGACTATACAAACACTATGGAAACAGTTTTTCGTTTTCTTCCGTGCATGGCCGCTGGTTTAGCGTATTACATAGCAATAAAAAGAGCGCCAGATAGAGTACAGTTGTTAAAACAAATTTACGACGAGGAGTTTGATAGAGCAGCCTTTGAGGACATTGATTCTGTAAGTTCTCATTTTCTTCCGTCTAGGACAGTTATATAATGGCTTTTTCTGCTGGTAAGTATGCGTGGGGAATCTGCGATATTTCTGGTCAAAGATATAGACTAAAAGACATGAAAACGCAGTGGAACGGTCTTCGTGTTGGTTACGATCAGTTTGACACGAAACACCCACAACTAGATCCACCGCATATAGCCACAGATCCACAAGCGTTAAGAAACCCTAGACCAGACAGAACAGAACCTGTTGCGGAAGCTTTGTTAGTAAGTAACCCTTTCTTGTCTACGGCTTCTAGCGCAGTAGTAACTGTTTTTGAAGACGATCATGGAAGAACAACTGGTGATAAAGTTAGGTTTAGAGGAACTGAATCTTTTGCTGGACTCTCTGCGTCTGTTTTAGAAGATCCTGACGCATACTCAATTACGGTTATAAACACAGACACATACAGTTTTGGTGTTTCTTCTGGCACAGCAACTAGTGCTATTAGAGGCGGAGGCGGTTTTGTTTCAGTAGGACCAGCGCAAGCTCTTTTGCCTTTAGATCCATTTAAAACATTAACTTCTGGAGCAAACGCTGAAATTCAAGTTACAGAGTTTAAACACAACAGAACTACAGGAGACACGGTTAGGTTTCGTAACACAAAAGCTTTTGATGGCATAACAACAACTGTACTTGAAGCTTCAGATGGATATACAATAACAGTTGTAGACGATAATAATTATAAGTTTACTTCAACAGGAACGGCTACTGCTGGTGATGTTAGCGGTGGTGGTTCTAAAGCAACAGCAGGACCTACAACATGAGTTTTACATACAGCGGACTAAAGACAGCGGTACAGAACTATATAGATAGTTCTGAAACCACTTTTGTAAACACGTTGGATACGTTTATACAACAAGCGGAAAATAGAATTTTTAACACTATTGAGCTGAATGTTTTTCGTAAAAATGTAACAGGTACAGCTGCTTCTGGAAATCAATATTTGTCTGCACCAACGGATTTTATCTCTCCTTTGAGTTTGGCTGTTTTAGATAGTAGTAATAATTACACTTATCTATTGTTAAAGCACCCTAGTTTCATACGCAACTATACAACTACAGCGGCTACCACAGGATCGCCTAAATATTACGGACAGTTTGATGATGACACATTTATTTTAGCGCCAACACCAAACGCTAATTTAACTTTTGAACTGCATTATCTATATCAACCAAATTCATTAACTGCGGCAGGGGACAGTGGTACAACTTGGGTTTCAAAAAATGCTCCCGATTTACTGTTGTATGGAACGTTAGTGGAAGCAAGCGTATTTTTAAAACAAGACTTAAACGAGACAAATATGTTTGAGGCTCGTTTTCAAGAAAATTTAGTTAGACTTAGTAATTTAATGGAAGGAAGATCTACGAGAGACGAAAACCGATTTGATAGACAAAGAGGTTTTGTTTCTGCTTCGCCTCAATAAATGTTAGAAAACAAACTTAAAGGCAAGAAAATTGCCATAGTTGCTATGGGCAGAAGTCAACTAGACTATCATTTGTCCATCAGCCATAGTCAAGAATACGATGAAGTTTGGACAATAGGTTCAATGTGCGCAGTTATAACCCCAGACAGAGCTTTTGTTATGGACCCAGCTACTCGTTTTTTTGACACAAACGACGCTGGCCCTCAAACAGAAATAATGCGCAAAACACTGCCAAAACTCGATATTCCAATTTATTCTTGCGTAGAAGACAACCGTGTTCCTGGAATTGTTTTATATCCTCTGCAAGAAGTTATTCAAAAAACAGGTTGTGCTTATTTTAACAACTCAATTGCATACGCCATTGCTTATGCGTTGTATCAAGAAGTAGGATCTATCAATATGTTTGGCGCAGATTTTACATACAAAACCAATGTGCATTTTGGAGAAATGGGACGAGCGTGTTGCGAGTTTTGGTTATCTAAATGTATTCAAGAAGGAATAGATGTTGCGATTGCGCCGTCTTCTTCACTACTAGACACAAACGTATCTATACAAGAAAAATTATATGGATACCATAGGCTTGATGATCCACCTGTGGTATATTTAGACAAAGGTGAATTAGTTGTTGGAAAAGTTTCGGAAGTTTTAGAAGAAAAACCACTTACAGGACTTTCGGGAAGACAAGACATTGGTCCACCAGAACCAGAGAAATATTAATGGAAACTGATTCGTTTAAAATCTCCATAGGAAACCTTGGAGTAAAAACAACACATGGTAGAGGCCATACAGTAGAAGAAGTTGCTGAAATGGCTACTAATAAATTGGTTTCGGTGAGTGACACAGCACCAGAACCGATCAAAGCGCAAGCCCATGCCTTCAGAAATTCGTGTCAGGTTATTATTGCTTTTTACATGCGTGAAGCGATTAAAAATCACATGTGTACAATAGGCAATCAATTAGAAGCGCAAGGACATAAAGACCTTGCAGAAATTATTAGGAGGCTATAATGGCTATAACACAAGCGATGTGTACTTCTTTTAAGAAAGAACTTCTTGAAGGCACACATAATTTTAAAGCGACTGGAGGTAATACCTTTAAACTTGCTTTATATACTAGCTCCGCGACTATGAGTGCTTCGACCACAGCCTATAGCACAAGTCAAGAAGCATCGGGAACAAACTATACTGCGGGTGGAGCAGCTTTAACAAACGTCAACCCTACATCATCAGGAACAACTGCGTTTACTGATTTTTCTGATTTGACTTTTGGAACAGCTACTGTCACTGCAAGAGGTTGTATGATTTATAATGATACAGCTACTGGCGATCCAGCAGTTGCCGTTTTTGATTTTGGTGGAGACAAAACAAGTACAGCAGGTAGTTTTACAATATCTTTTCCAACCGCAGACGCAAGTAACGCTGTTATTAGAATAGCGTAAACCAGTTATGTCTGGTTGGGGTCGGTCCACATGGGGTGCTGGTCCTTGGGGTGAACCTGCAATTGTTAATGTTACAGTTAATGTAACAGGCGTTGCAGGAACAAGTGCACTAGGAACAGAAACCGTTAGTTGTGATGCTAATGTCGCAGAGACAGGTATTGCAGCTACAGGTGCTGTCGGCAGTTTAACTGTAACAGGTGTTGCAAATGTTACAGAAACAGGTGTTGCTGCAACAGGAGCGGTTGGATCATTAAGTATAACTGCTGATGCGAATGTTAGCGAAACAGGAGTATCAGGAACAGGAGCAGTAAGTAGCTTAACTGTTACAGGTGTAGCTAATCTTTCTGTAACAGGAGTTGCTGGTACTAGTGCTTTAGGCACAGAATCAGTTAGCGGTGATGCCAATGTCAGTGAAACAGGAGTCGCTGGTACAGGTGCTGTTGGCACAGTTGTTGCAAATGGTGTTGCTCTTGTTGGTGTTAGCGGCACAGCATCGACTGTCGCACAAGGCGATGAAACAGTTACTTGCGATGCAAATGTTTATCCAACAGGAGTTTCAGCAACAAGTGCATTAGGAACAATTAGCACTGTTAATGATAATGTTATTTCAATAACAGGACTAGCTGGAACAGGTCAGGTTGGAGACTTAACAGCTAGTATTAGTGTAAGTGTTTCAATTACAGGAATTGTAGGCACAAGTAAACTAGGAGGATTATTGGTTTGGAGTCCAGTTGCTCCTGATCAAACACCAAATTGGGTAGATGCTGGTGCAAGTCAGTCACCATCTTATTCAAATGTTAGTCCATCACAGTCGCCAAACTGGAAAGATGAGGCAGCTTAATTTATTATGAGGAAACAATATGGCAACTTATGTAAATGATTTAAGACTTAAAGAAATCGCTACAGGCGATGAGTCGGGTACTTGGGGAACGAGTACCAATACAAATTTAGAATTAATTGCGGAAGCGTTTGGCAGTGGTTCTGAAGCACTATCTGATGCTTCAACCGCAACGATTACGATGGCAGATGGTACATCTGATGCAGCTAGAGCAATGGCTCTTACTCTTACAGGTTCTTTATCGCAAGCTTGCACAGTTACTTTAGCACCGAACACAGTAAATAAGTGTTGGATTATTCAAAACAGCGCAGGTGATACAGTAACTATATCTCAAGGCACAGGCGCAAATGTTGTCATTCCGAATGGCGGAATCAAGATGGTTGTTACCGATGGTGCTGGATCAGGCGCAGCAGTCACCGATGTACTCGATCTAACAGGCGGTACAGATAATATTGGACTAGGTTCTGGCGCACTTGGTACAGCAATTACGACAGGAATAGACAATGTAGCTATAGGTCAAGGTGCTGGAGCAGCATTAACCAGTGGTGGAAACAATACTTTTGTTGGTGATGATGCGGGTAAAGCAACTACAACTGGTCAGTATAATGTAGGTGTTGGTGCTTCTGTTTTTGAAGCAAATACCACAGGTGAAAACAACGTGGCTGTTGGAATGAGGGCATTAGATGCGAATACAACAGGCGATCAGAATGTTTCAATTGGTGGTGCTTCTTTAGGAGCAAACACAACTGCTTCTAATAATGTAGCTGTTGGTTATTTAGCTTTAACAACAAACACAACAGGTGCTTCTAATACAGCACTTGGCGATCAAGCATTAGAAGCAAACACAACCGCAGATAACAACACAGCAGTAGGAAAAGATGCTTTAACAGCTAATACCACAGGAACAGCTAATACTGCGGTTGGTCAAAACGCACTAGCAGCAAATACAACAGCCAATGCTAATACTGGAATTGGTAGACGAGCATTAGAAGCAAACACAACTGGAGCATCTAACGTAGCAGTAGGAACGGCTGCTCTAGTGGCTAATACAACCGCATCTAACAACACTGGAGTTGGTAAAAATGCTTTGACAGCAAACACGACAGGTGCAACTAATACCGCTTTAGGAGCTGGTTCATTAGGAGCAAACACCACCGCATCCAACAACACCGCAGTTGGTTATAATTCTTTAGTAGCAAACACCACAGGTTACAACAACACGGCAGTGGGATCGGAGTCACTAGATGCCAGTACAACAGGTCATTCAAACGTAGCTGTTGGAAGAGTATCATTGACTGCGAACACAACAGGGGCTCAAAATATTGCAGTGGGTGTTTCTGCATTAGAAGCAAACACGACAGGCGATTTCAATGTAGCAATAGGTAATAACACTTTAGCAGTGGCAACAACAGTCGATAACAATACGGCTGTAGGTCATCAGGCTTTATCAGCAAACACCACAGGAACTCAGAACGTAGCTGTAGGTTCTAATGCCTTAGATGCAAATACCACAGCATCTAATAATGTTGCCATTGGTCATCAAGCATTAACAGATAATACAACTGGTGGTGGAAATGTAGGCATTGGTCTTACAGCATTAGCAAACAACACAACTGCATCGGACAATATTGCTATAGGTGCTGAGACACTGCTTGCAAATACTACAGGAGCAAGCAATATAGGGATAGGTTCTAATGCCTTAGATGCAAACACAACAGCTAATAATAATGTTGCTATAGGTGTACAGGCTTTAGGAGCAAATACCACAGGTACTCAAAATGTGGCTATGGGTACTGAGGCTTTAAAAACAAATACCACTGGCAATTATAATACTGCAATAGGAACAACAAACCTAGAGCTTAACACCACAGGAGCAAATAACACGGCAATCGGTAGAGGCGCATTAAATGCAAACACAACAGCATCCAATAACACAGCATTGGGATATGCAGCTTTACAATCAAACACCACAGGAACTTCTTTAACAGCAGTTGGTAAAGACGCATTAACAGCAAACACGACAGGCGATAACAACATTGGTATGGGTCGTGATGCAGGACAATCAATTACAACAGGTTCCAATAACATTGCGATTGGTGTCGAAGCATATGAAACAGCGACTGAAGCTAATGGAAACATAGCCATCGGTAAAGGTGCATTAAAAGCAAATACAACTGGAACTGAAAATGTATGTATAGGTCACGAAGCAGGTAACGACATAACTACTGGTGCTGGACACACGCTTATCGGTTATTTAGCTGGAGACAAAATCACAACTGCTTCACAATGCACAGCAATAGGTGATGAAGCATTAGGTGGAGCAAACACTGGTTCTCATAATACTTGTGTTGGTTATAATTCTATGTTGCAAAACACTTCAGGCGACTTTAATACAATGATTGGTTCTGAGTCTGGTGATGCAAATACTACAGGTGCGAATCAAGTTGCCGTAGGTGCTAGGTCTTTAAGCGCAAACACAACAGGTAGTTTTAATACAGCACTTGGTTATGGAGCATTAAGAGCAAACACTACAGCTTCAAACAATGTTGCGGTGGGAAAAGATACTTTAACGGCTTGCACCACTGGTTCAGAGAATGTTGGGGTTGGAACTAGGGTTATGGAGGACCTTACGACAGGTGCTGATAATACAGCTATGGGTTGGGCTTCACAGCTAAATATTACTACTGGACAAAGAAACACATCAATAGGAGCAAACACACTAGTAGACCTCACAGACGCAGACGATTGTACCGCAGTTGGAATGAACGCATTGAATAATGCTACAGGACAAAACAACACTGCATTAGGTAAAAGTGCTGGTTTAAACATATCAACTGGTACTAATAACATTTGTTTAGGTAAAGATGCTGGTATTACAGGAAGTCCGGGTGGCAATCAAACAACAGGAAGTAATGCTATTTTCTTAGGTGATGAGAATATAGGAGAAGCCAATATTCAAGTTTCTTGGACAGTTGCATCAGACAAAAGAGATAAAACAGATGTCGAGCCTCTCAAAACAGGACTAGATTTTATTAACAAATTAGAACCAGTTACTTATCGTTGGGATAAAAGAAGTAAGTATAGCGATGACCTAAGTGTTACACCTAATGGCAAGCATAAAGAAGACTGGCTAGACACAGGTTTCTTGGCACAAGATGTTGAAAAACTCGAAGAAGAATATGGTTATAAAATAGAAGACGAAACCAACTTAACCACGACTCTTAGCAGTGATGGGGGTATGTATGGTTTAACTTATTCTAAGTTTATACCTAGTCTTGTAAAAGCAGTCCAAGAACTCTCGACAGAAGTTGAGCAATTAAAATCTAAAATAGAGGAATAAAAAATGGCAGTAACTAAAAAGCTAACGAAATCTATTCCCCATGTAAAATCTAGCAAGGTTGAGCAATGGGATTTAGAAATGACTTACGAAAACGACAGTGAAGGCGATGCAACTTATTACAAGTCTGTATTTACTATAAATGTTCCGTGGCAAACTGTAATATCAAAGGCTTATACTGATTCCGATGGTAACAATGTAGCAGCAGTAGTCGAAAATAATTTTACTAAAGCAGCTAAAAGTTCGTTTAATCTGGCAGCTTTGACAGCATTGTGTCCTGTTTCACATTGGGATACTGTATTTGCAAGTCAGGTAGATTCAGTGATTACGAATCCGCCTAGCGATCCAGTACCAGACAACGACTTTGCAGTACCTTCTAGTTAAGCATGGCTGACAAAGAGGCAGTGCCTGTAGAGGGAGCAGATATTGATGTTAATATCTGGACAATGCCTGCGGTGTTTGTATTAGAGACTCGTATGCCAGACGGCATGGTTGAGGATTTAAATACTTATCTTGACGATCTTAGAGAACAAGCAGATAAAGAATCATTGGCACATTCATTGGTAGGACAGATTGCTCATGGTGAGCAATTAAACATGGACCCAGAGCACGAAAAAGTCAGGCAGTATTCTAAGTTTGTAACTTTGTTAGGTGCTCAATACATTAATCACTTTATGAAAAGCACAGGGCAATCTTTACCTAAAAATAGACAAGTTGCTATAGATGAAACTTGGTCGGTGCATAGTTATGCTGGTGATTACAACCCAATACATGATCACGGCACTAAAACGATTATGGGTATATCAACGACTTGTTGGACCAAAGTACCACAACAAATACTGGATCAACCTGCTGCTGGAAGTCCTATGTATAACAAATACGAAGCGTCTGGTGCTTGTGATGGGTATCTAGCGTTTAACTATGGTCGTAATGAAATAATGAATGTAGAACGATTAAGACCACCACAAAGTTTTGAAGTACAGCCTGAAGTAGGAAAACTGTATATTTTTCCTTCTTGGCTTTCTCACATGGTTTATCCATTTAGAGGCGAAGGCGAAAGACGAACAGTTGCTTCTAACCTTAATTGTTGGGAAGTTGAAGAAGCAGCATGACCAAAATATCTGATGTGGAGTTTGAGTTAAATACTCGAATATCAAATGTGCATACAAGAATAGAAAAACACGAAGCAGTTTGTGCAGAACGATGGCTTGAAATGCTTAATCGTGTAAAAAGAATTGAACATTTTATTGTAGCCACACTGATTACTTTAGTAGTTGGAATGGCATCAATTATTTTTGGTGGATAATGTACGAATATAAATGTGAAGTAGATAGAGTTGTAGATGGTGATACAGTCGATGTAATTATTGATTGTGGTTTTTCTATATTCCATAAAGTAAGAGTTCGTATGTATGGCATTGATACTCCAGAATCACGCACTAGAGATAAAGATGAAAAAGCTAGAGGTCTAATGAGTAAAGATTTTTTGGTTAAAGAATTATCTAAAGGCGATGTTGTTATAAAAACTAAGAAAGATAAAAAAGGAAAGTTTGGAAGAATACTTGGTGAACTTTATGTTAACGACATAAATATCAATCAAATGATGATACATGGTTTTTACGCTGTTTCTTACGATGGTCAAAGCAAAGAAGAGATTGAGGAAGAACATATTAGAAATAGACAAACTTTAATAGCAAAAGGTTGGTTTGATCCAGATAGTATATGAAAAAATATTTACCAGTATTATTTTTAATAACATTATTTTTAAATGTTCCTGCTGTTAAAGCAGATCAGACGGGTGACTGTACTGCTGGGGATCAGTATTGTGAACAAAACTCGATGACTACTACATCGACTGCAACAACAACTAATACGAACACCAATACAAACACTAATACAAATACAAACACAAACACCAATACAAATACAAATACAAACACCAATACAAATACAACGACTACTACTGCTACTAATACGAATAGCAATACAAACAATAATACTAATACGAACACCAGTACATCGACTGCAACAAACACAAATAGCAATACTAATACTAATACTAATACTTCAACTGCAACGAATACTAATAACAATACAAATACCAGTACATCGACTGCGACTAGTACAAATAACAACACCAATACAAATACATCAACGAGTACAAACACAAACACAAACAACAATGTAAATACTTCGACATCAACTAATACGAACACAAACAACAGCACATCGAACAATACGAATACAAATACGAATGTAAATACTTCTACATCGAATAACACCAATAAGAATGTAAATGAATCAACATCTACATCAAATGTGCAAACCAATAACAAAAATGTAAATGAAAACAAAAGTACATCTGATAACACAAATCGAAACATTAACGAGTCAAAGTCTGAACAAACTATTAATCAGAACATCAAGACTGAAGCACCGCCTGCTTCTGCGATTGCTCCTTCTATAATGAGCTATAGCCAAGACCTTTGTACTGTAGGAAGGTCGGGTGCATTTCAAGGACAAGTATTTGGTTTGTCGGCTGGTAGAACAGTTAGAGATGAAAATTGTGAAAGATTAAAACTTGGAAAGTATCTTTATGATATGGGCATGAAAGTCGCAGCAGTTGCTATTATGTGCCAAGATGTAAGAGTGTTTAGTGCCATGTATATGGCAGGCACGCCTTGTCCGTATGAGGGCAAGATAGGCGAGGAAGCAAGAGCAGCATGGGCTGCTAACCCCAAAGATCGACCAGATTACAAAGAAGCGAAAGCCAGCTATGTTGCCAAATGCGTTAGAACAGAAAACTCGGCTGGACAAAATAAATCAAGACTGACTTGTAAGCGTGAGTTTGATAAGGGCAGTTAGTTTATCTGCATTATTATTTGTATCTACAATTAATGCAGGTTATATCTATGAAGCAAATCAATCTTTAATTGATTTAACAGGCGAAAGTAATACAACGAACATGGGTGTTGGTGATGACCAAGTATCCGGTGTTTTTAATTTAGATTTTACTTTTACATTTTATGGTGAGGATTTTACATCTGCTCGAATGGCAACCAATGGTTGTCTACACTTTGGGTCGTCAGGAGGTTATTGTAATGACTACACACCTGATCCTTTGCCTGAAATTACATACACCTTATATCCTTTTTGGACTGATTTAATACGAGACAACGGCTCAAAAGTATTAGCCAAAAACTTTACTGATAAAAGCGTGTTTGGTTGGTACAACCTAAGAGAATACAATCGAAGCAATACAGACAATTCGTTTGAGGTAATACTTTGGAAATCAGACGATAGTTTTGAATTTAGATATGGCGCATTAAATATTATTAATCATGATGTATTAATTGGAGAACAAGGCGCATCAGACGAACTTTATACATATTTATTTTATGACCAATGTGGCAAAGGCACAACTAATGTTGCAGGAACTTGTGTAAATGTAACTTGGAATGCTTCTGCCTCAAATACTTTACTTGAAAATGGGGGTAGCTTGTATGGTGTTGGATCAGGAAATAGTATTGATTGTAGCAATCCTTTAAATGATACATCTTGTTCTGGTTATGATGCTGCTTACCTAACACAACAATGTGATTTAGATGGATTGTATTCTACTCAATGTCCTAATTATTGGGATGATCTTTTTGATTATGAATGCTCGTTGGATTCTCAATACTCTCCAACCTGTGCTGGTTACATGGTCGAAACATTTGTTGAAGATACCTATTATCAAGACGATATGTTTGGTTATGACGACTATCAAGACGATCAGTACGGATATTATGATCCCTATGAAGAAGAAATTTATTTCTTTGAAGAAAGTCCTGTATATATTACTGAGTTACAAGGGGTAGAGTTTTATGAAGAAGAATTATATTTTGAAGAAACATTATTTTTTGAAGAAGAATATTTTGATCCATACATTGAAGAATTTAATTTAATTGTTGAAGAGGAGCTTATTCCTTTAAGTTATATTGAAGAAGAAATATATATTGAAAATATATATGAAGAAATAATACCAATAGAAGAAATATTTGTAATTAATTACGATTTACCTAGATTAAATGATGTTCTATTAGATCATTTTGAATATGAAGAACACATTGAAGAATATATAGAAGAAGAGGTTATTGAGTATTTAGAGTTTGAAACGATAGAAGAACTGGAGGAGTGGATTGAACAAGAGGACAGTGAAGAAATATTGGAAGAGTTGGCAGATTTATCTGAGGAGGAAGCTGGAGACTTGGATGATTCGCAGACAGTTGAGCAAGAAGTACAAGACAGAGATGAAGATATCGAGCTTGTTGTCGCAGAGAATGAAGAAAAGAAAGACAACAAAAAAGCAGAACAATTAAATGTTGTTGCTAATACAATTAGAGCAGCAACGAGTAGTGTAAGCGGTACAACTGCTGGAACATCTGCACAGGCTACAGGTACATCTATATCATCAGGAGGCTCCTACGCTTCTTCTGTGGCTTCTGGTGGCGTTTCTAACCCTACGAGTACAGCAGTGGCTAGTTCAGCTTCAGGAGGCGGTATAAGCACCAGTAATTCGCCTAGTATATCTGCACAAGTTGCAAGTTCTGCAATGCAGACTCAACAAGTGCTTAGTTCGTTTAATGCCGACAGCAGTGTTGGAAGTACAATGGTTTCGCAAAATACAACAGTAGGAGATACCAACAGTGGTAGCAACACAGCAGTAGGCTCAACCACTACAACAACCACTGAAACGAATACAAGCAGTAGTGTTGCAAATAACACAAGTAGTGGTAGTACAGGAGTTAGCGATACTATAGTTGATAGCAATACATCAGTTAGTCAATCAGATGCAGATGTTATTGCAGATCAAATCGTTGCACAGAATATAGAAGATCAACAAGAACAGTTAAAGCAACAACAACAAGAGACAGGTGAGTATGCAGATGAATCTCAATTGATTGCATACATGGGATATGTTCAAGGATTTAATGGATATACACAAATTGAAATACCAGAACTTGCTGTATGGTATGAGCCAGAAGATATTTATGCTAATGTAGTTATACCAGATAATAACAATGCATTTATGAGTTTATATAGAGATAATTTAAATAGTTCAAATCAATTAATAAGTATGCAACCGAATTTATAATGGCAACACAAAAAAGAAAAAGAGCTAAACCTATAAGGCGCACCACTAAAGGAAAAGGCGCTAATTATCGCCCTACTAAAAAGGGTGCAGGAATGACAAGAAAAGGGGTTCGTGCTTATCGTAAAGCAAATCCCGGTTCTAAATTAAAAACTGCGGTTACAGGTAAAGTTAAAAAAGGAAGTAAAGCTGCAAAAAGAAGAAAATCTTATTGCGCAAGGTCTTTAGGACAACTGAAAAAAAGTTCTAAAAAAACTAGAAACAATCCTAATTCAAGAATTAGGCAAGCAAGAAGAAGGTGGAAGTGCTGATATGCCAAGAAAAAAAACAACTAGAAAAAGAAAAACCAAATCTACTGTAAATAAGGCTGGTAATTATACTAAACCAACTATGCGTAAAAGGTTATTTAGTAGAATTAAGTCTGGTTCAAAAGGTGGTAAACCGGGTCAATGGTCTGCTCGTAAAGCACAAATGCTTGCAAAGGCTTATAAAAAAGCAGGTGGAGGTTATCGGTAATGGCAAAAGGTGTAAAACATTATTTAAAAGATGGAACAGTTTGGAAGGGTGCATATCACAAAATGCCTAATGGAAAATTGCATACAAATAAAACGCATACTAAAACAAGCAAACCTGTTTTTCATTATGGTGAATTAAGTAAAAAAGCTAAGAAAAAAGCAATGTCGCAAAGAGGCAAATAATGGCTCTTGCAAAATCACAACAGTCTTTAAAAAAGTGGACTAAACAAAAATGGAGAACAAAGTCTGGTAAAAAATCTGCTGATACTGGAGAAAGGTATTTACCAGAAAGTGCTATAAAGTCTTTAAGTTCTTCTGAGTATGCTGCTACTACTCGTAAGAAACGAGAAGATACTAAAAAGGGTAAACAATTTTCTAAACAACCTAAAAGAATTGCTAAAAAAGTAAGACCACATAGAAAAGCTAAAGGTGGTTTTATTGCAAGAGGATGTGGTGCAGTTATGCCAGATCGTAGAAAAGTTACTAAAATTTTATAGGAAAGTATATGGATTGGTTTCAAAATAAAACAACTCAACTTATTGCATTGGCTGGAATTGTTAGCACATTAGCTGGCTTTGGCTATACAGGTGCTACATATGTTAATCGCATAGAAAACCTTGAGTCTAAAATGACTCGTTATATTAATGAAATAGATGCTCTTGCTGATCAAGTTACTGCATTAGATAAAAATGTGGTTGCGGTTGGTGAACAAATTAAATCATTAAATGTTGAGACACAAGATTTAAGTCCAATTAAAAATGACATTGTTGCAATACAAACAAGTATTGCAGGGATCAACTCAAGCATTGACTCTATGTATGATGATGTTCAAAGCTTGAAAAACAAAAACGATAACCCATTAGCGAATTAATATGAGTGACGAACAACATTACGGAAGTCCTAGATTTGGTGGCGACATGGATCGCAACGAGGTTGAAATTGATCTCAATAAATTTATGGCATTGCTTCAAGAGAAATCAGAATTAAAAGATCGTATAAGAGAACTTGAAGATGAAAAAAACGACAACCCATATCAAAAAGTTATTTTCGTTGCACAAGCAGTTGATGCTTGGAGGATAATTCCAAGAGCGTTTCTTGGTATATATATGTATCTTTTGTATTACACTGTTATGTGGTTTATGGATTTGCCAGACCCAACCTTTGAACAATCAGGATTAATATCAATTGTTGTCGGTAGTGGCGCAGCTTGGTTTGGACTCTATGCAGGTACACATAAAAAAGATGGTAAAGAATAAGGAGTAAATTATGGTTTGGTATGCAAAAAAAATAGGTTTAACAACTTGGTTTAAAACAAAGTTTCTTGGTTATGAAGAAAAAAAAGTTCGTGCAAGAAACGAAGATGGTCAATTTGTAGGTGATGATAAATCTACTCCAGATGTAGATGAGGCTTATACAACAGTTGCCGTTAAGCCAAAAAAGAAGTAAGGCTCAAAATTATGGGCTTTCCCTTCGAGATTATTACAATGCTCGGTTCTACTCTTTTGAGTAGTCTTTTAAGTATTTGGTCGCAAAGTCGAAAAGCAAAAGCTGAAGAACAAAAACTCCTAATAACAAGGGGTGAGTTTGATATGAAAACAAGGAAACAAGCCTTAGATCATAGTTTAAAAGACAAAGGATTTGCTTGGACAAGAAGAATAATAGCATTAACTGCTATATTTGCGATTGTACTTTTGCCAAAACTTGTTGCTGTATTTTACCCTAATGTAGATGTAACTGTTGGTTATACTAATTGGAATCCGGGTTTTTGGTTTTTTAGAGAAGGAAGAGAAATTTTTGAATGGGTCACTTTTCAAGGACTTGTAATAACACAGCTAGATACAAATTTAGTATCAGCTATAATTGGAATGTATTTTGGCGGAAGCCTAGTAAAGAGATAATATGCCACTATTAAAGTATCAATTTAAACCGGGAATAGATAAAGAAGGAACTTCTTATACTAATGAGTTTGGGTGGTATGACTCTGATAAAATTCGTTTTCGGTCTGGTCATGCAGAAAAAATAGGTGGATGGGCTAAATATTCAAGTAATACTTTTTTAGGAACTGCACGATCTTTATATAATTATGGTGCTTCTAGTGGAACTAATTATATTGGCATTGGAACACATCTTAAATTTTATATTGCAGATGGCACAAACTACAACGATATAACCCCAATAAGATCAACCACAAGTGCAGGTGATGTTACTTTTTCTGCAACAAATGGTGATGCAACTATTACTGTATCTGATACAGCACATGGAGCGGTTAAAGGAGATTTTGTAACATTTAGTGGTGCCGCTACTTTAGGCGGGTTAATTACTGCTAGTGTTCTTAATCAAGAATATGAAATAGCAACGATTGTTAATGCCAATAGCTACACCATTGAAGCGAAAGACACCGATGGTGCTACAGTTACAGCAAATGCAAGTGACTCTGGCAATGGTGGATCAAGCGTTGTTGGAACATACCAAATTAATATAGGGCTTGATGATTATGTTTCCTCTACAGGTTGGAGTGTTGGACCTTGGGGTAGTGGAACATTTGGTTCTGCGGCATCTTTAGATGATACAAATCAACTAAGACAATACAGCCAAGACAATTTTGGTGATGATTTAGTTTTTAATCCAAGAGCAGGCGGTATTTATTATTGGGATCAAAGTTCTGGAACAAGTACAAGAGCAGTAAATTTTACATCTTTATCAGGAGCATCTGATGTACCAACAAAAGCATTACAAATAATGGTATCTGATGTAGATCGTCACATTATTTGCTTTGGTGCTAACCCTATAGGCTCTTCTTCTTTAGACCCATTATTGGTTAGATGGTCAGATCAAGAGTCTGCTATTGATTGGACACCTTCATCTACTAATTCAGCAGGCGGAGTAAAAATAAGTAGTGGCAGTAAAATTGTAGGTGCATTAAGAACTCGACAAGAAATTCTTATTTGGACTGATTCAGGCTTACATTCAATGAGATTTGTAGGTGCTCCATTTATATTTTCGTTTAATGAATTAAAATCAGGCGTATCTATGATTTCACCAAATGCCGCTGTTAACGCAAATGGTATTGTTTATTTTATGGATCGAGGTAGTTTCTTTACTTATTCAGGTCAAGTTAGTCCATTGCCATGTGCGGTAAGAGACTATATTTATGGAGACATAAATTTATCTCAAGCATATAAAGTTTTTGGCACTGCTAATATAGATTTTAATGAAGTTATGTGGTTTTATCCATCATCAGGATCAGAAGAAATAGATCGTTATGTAATATACAACTACATTGAAGATATATGGTCTGTAGGCACAATGGTTAGAACAGCTTGGATTGAAGCACATTTAGAAAACAATCCAATTGCGGCTGGTAAATCAGGAACTGATTCTAATTATTTGTATAATCAAGAGTTTGGTCATGATGACGATGGAAGTGCTATGACAGCATATATTGAAACAGCAGACTTTGATTTAGAAGATGGAAATAATTTTATGTTGGTATCAAGAGTTATACCAGATATACAGTTTAAAGATGCTGACAGTGGTAATGAATTAGATGTTTCTATAAAAGGTAGAAACTATCCGGGCGATAGTTTATCAACTTTATCTACTTCTTCTGTAACGAGTTCAACGCAACAAGCATTTGTAAGATGCCGATCAAGACAGGCTGTATTAAGGTTTGAAAGCACTGGAACAGGATATGGATGGAGATTGGGACACTTTAGATTAGACACTAGATTAGATGGGAGACAATAATGGCTGAAAAAACATCAATACCTTTACCAGTTGCTACTCCAGAATATTCTAATATTGACCAGTCAATATTAAGATCAACCATTGAAGGTGCATTGCTTGATATGAATAATGATATTGGAAATGCAAACAGATTAAAAAGTAAACCTTCTTCTTTATCTGTAAGAAGGCATCAGTTTTTATTAATGGGAGCATCTGGTGGCTGATACCTTAAAGGTTTTAGGACAGGTTGATCCATCAGCGACTACAACAACGACTTTATATACTGTTCCTGATAAAACAATGACCACAATTAGTTCTATTGTGGCAGCAAATAGAACAGGCTCTGCTATAACATTTAGATTAAGCGTTCATGTTGCTGGAGCAGGAGCTGACGATAAACAATATTTATACTATGACAAATCAGTTGCGGCTAATGATTCGCTAACAATTGTAATAGGCATAACACTAAATCAAACAGATGTTTTAAAAGTTTACACAAGTGCTGTAGACATGAGTTTTAATGTATTCGGTTGTGAAACAACCAACGATTAGGAGGATAAATTGGAAAAAAAAACTGAACAAGATGTAATGCCTGAAAGAATGGTTGATCCTACTGATATGGCTTTGTTGGGTTTAGGATTAGCTCCTTTACCGGGATCAAGAATACCAATGGCAATTCGTATGGCTAGACTTGGAAGGAAGTTTAAAAATATTGCACGACCTAATCCAATGACTGATTTTCTTGCTTATATGGGAACTGGTGTTGGTTTGCCTGCTGGAATGGTTATTGGTTTGGATAAAGGTATGAAAAAACTTAAAGGAACAGAAGGAAAAACAATTGAGCAATTAATTAAAGATAAAAAACAACAAGAAAAATCAGATGAAAGATTAGAAAAGTTTTTTGAGGCTTATGAAAAAGACCCAGATGCTTTTAGTAAAGATATGATTGAATATATGGAACAAAACGAACCAGAAAAAAAAGCTGGTGGTGGAAAACTTATGGGTCAAGCACAACGACTTGCACAAGCTGGTCGTGGTGATGACACAATGCTTATGCACGTTACACCTGATGAGGTTGCAGGAATTGCATCTCTTGCACCGGGTTTGATGACAGTAAACCCACAAACAGGATTGCCTGAAGCTGGTTTATTTAGAGATATACTAGGATTTGGATTGCCATTTTTAGTAGGAATGATACCGGGAATTGGACCTTTAGCCTCTGCAGCAATTAGTGGTGCAGGAAGAACAGCACTTGAAGGAGGAGATTTTAAAGACTTTCTTGGAAATGTTGCTATGGCTGGATTAAGCAATAAGGTTATGAGTAATATAATGGACACTGGCGCAACAAACATTGCTAATCAAGCGGCAACAGATGCTTTAGCAACTCCAGATGCGTTTGGTCAAGCTATGCAAGGAGTTGGTCCAGAAGGTTTTGCAGATATTGCTACAAGTTCTGGGATTGATCCTACTGCCTTTCAACAAGCGGTAAGCGGAGGAATGAACCCATCTGCTTATTTATCTACAGTAGCTAAACCAGAACAGATTTCTTCTTTTGCATCAGGATTATCAGATGTAGCTATGTCTAATATGCCTGCTCCTACTTTTGCTGGAAACATTAAAAATGTTGGAGCAGCAGGACTTGGTGGTATAAAAGACGCTTTAATTTCTAAAGCTGGCTTGCCTCTTATAGCAGCAGAAGGATTAAAAGCACAAAGAACTGCTCAAAATAGATATGAAGATTTGCTTGCAAATATGCAAAAAGAAAAAGAAGAAAGAGAAGCAGAGATTTATCGTATGTATCCTGAAAACATACCTTACTATGCTAGAGAAGGCGGATCACTATACAAAAAACGATATATTGATGGAGATTATCGACTATGAGTTTTTTAAGAAATATAAGCAGAGAAATGTTTAGCTCCCCTCCTCAAAATTTTGATTCATCTTTTGTGTCTTATAGCCCAATGGATGGTTCTTCATTTGATCCTTATAGTTTTAATTATCCGCCTATGAGTTTTTCTCCATATAATAATTACAATTATGGTTTTTCAAACTTTAATAATCCAAACATAGTTCCAACACAAGCAAGAGTTCCACAAGCTCCGCCTGCTGGATATAGGCCCGGCATTGATCCTGAGTTTAATTATTTTCCAAACTTAAATCCGCCTGCTTCAGCAGTAGGTCAATATCCATATGGGATAACACCGCCATCAACACCTTCTATAAATCTTGGTGGAATCGGTGGATTACCGGGATTGCAAGATTTACTTGGTGGGATTAATCTTGGTGATACAACTGCTGAAGGAATTGATTTATCTAACATATTTCAAAATCAAAATATGTTTCAGCAACCTGTAATAGATTATGATCTTTTAGCTAGTAAAATAAATATTCCTGATTTTAATGAATCTCAGTTTCAAATGCTTGATTTTCAGATGCCTGACTACACTGATCAACTTCAATCTTTACAACAAGGTTTAGGTGGACTAACAGATCAATTTAGTAATTTCCAAATGCCAACATATGAGGTTCCTGACTTTGATTATAATCAGTTAGCGAGCAATCTTGCTGGTCAAATTAATTTTCCTACTTATGATATGCCTGATTATTCTCAACAGTTTCAAGGATTGCAACAAGGTATTGGTAATTTAACCGATATATTTGGAAACTTCCAAATGCCAACATACGAAACCCCTGATTACAGTCAACAGTTTTCTGATCTATCCTCTCAGTTAGGAGGAATAACTGATATGTTTGGTAATTTCCAAATGCCTACTTATGAAACTCCTGATTATTCACAACAGTTTTCTGATTTGTCTGGTCAATTAAGTGGATTAGGTACACAACTAGGTGGATTACAGTCTTTATTGCAAGGATTAAATATGCCACAAGTTGATATTAATAATCCATTAACCTTTGCTGAAGGTGGAGACATTCGTTATCAAGAAGGTCAAGGCATTGCTGGACTAGATGATGGTATGATGACTGAAGGTAATGAACAGCTTATACAAGCAACAATTATGGTTATTCAAGGAATGGCTCCAGATCAAGCAACAGCAGATGCTATTATTAATCAGTTTATTGGACTGTATGGACAAGAAGCCTTTATGTCTTTAAGAGAACAAGTATTAAACCCTAATGGTCAAGCACAAACACAAGGAATGATAGAGGGTTTTGGTGGTGGTATGGATGATTTTGTTGAAGGCATTGCTGGTGATCAAAATAGAATAGCTGCATCACCGGGTGAATATATAGTTCCAGCAGATGTGGTTTCTCAATTAGGGGATGGCAATTCTGAAGAAGGTTCAAGAAAACTAGATGGAATGTTAGATAGAACTCGCATGGCTAAAACAGGAACAACAAAACAAGCAGAGCCGATTGACAGCAGAGAGGTAATGCCAATATGAATCAACCTGCTTTAAAACATGAACTAGAGTGGTCAATGGTACACCCAGAAATATTAGATCAATGTTGGGATGAGTGTGCAAAATTACTAAAAAGATCAGTTAAAAGAAGCGGTGGTCGTGTCACGATTGATGATGTTTATAGAGATGTTGATTCTGGTCGATGCCAAATGTGGATAGTTTATGATACATCTACTCTTAAAATTATAGGTTGCATTGTTACTTTTTTAAAAGAATATCCTACAAATTTAAGGATGTTGCATATAGATCATATATCAGGCAGTGACATGAATAGATGGATGGATGATGGATTAGAAATGTTAATTAATTTTTGCAAAAAAAATGGTTACGATGGCATAGAAGGAATTGGCAGAAAGGGTTTTTGGAATTGGATTAAAAACATAGGGTGGAAAAAACACGCCACCTTTTTTGAAGTTAGAATACAGGAGTAATAAATGGGCGGAAGTAGCGGTGGCTCTAGTCAACCAGTAGAACAAACAGTAACACAGACACAGTTTCCCGAAGAGGCGAAACCTTATTATCAACGTCTGCTTTCAAGAGGAGAAGCAGAAAGTTTGCAACCTTATGCGGCTTATCCAAGTCAGCGTTTAGCTCAGTTTGCTCCAGAAGAGCAACAGGCTTTTGGTATGACAAGAAATCTTGCTATGCAAGGCACTCCTTTTTCTCAAAGACAAGCAGAACAAACAGCAACACAAATTGCACAAGGCAGACCTTTTGAACCATTCACAGGTTTTCAACAACCAAGAGAACCTATATATGGTGGTTATCAACAACAAAGACCTTTTCAACCTATGTTTCCTTCGTTTGATCCAATGAATGCTGTAGATAGTTTTGGTGTACCTATATTTGGTGGCAGAGATCGTGCAATGCAAGGAATGCAAAGAGGAAAAAGAAGTTTTGGATTAAGAGGTCTTAGTCCACGCAGACCTTCTCCATTTCCTCCAATGCCAAGATATCAATCTCCTATGCAAAGATATATGTCTCCTTATCAACAGGGCGTTACTGACATTGCAAAAGAGCAAGCGATAAGAGATGCAAATAGAAGAAGGTCAGAAATTGGTTTGGATGCAGCTTCACAAGGTGCTTTGGGTGGATATAGAGAAGGCATTGTTGAATCTAATCTTAATAGAGATTTACTTAGAAACCTAAGTAATATACAAACACAAGGGTTGCAGTCTGGCTTTGAATCAGCACAACAACAATTTGAAAGAGATCGTGCGGCTAGAATGGCTCAAGAAGCACAACAACTAAGCGGAGCACAGCTACTAGGTGGATTTGCACCACAAGCACAACAAATGGCACTTGAAAGAATTGGTGCTCTTGGTGGTGTAGGTGGTCAAAGACGAGGCTTTAGACAAGCTGGACTCGATATTGGATATGAGGACTTCCTTAGACAAGAAGGATATCCAAGACGACAAATTGGGTTTCAAAGTGATATTATTAGAGGGCTTCAATTGCAACCATCACAAACTGTTAGCAGTTATGCACAACGACCCGGTTTATTTCAATCTACATTAGGCGCAGGGCTAGGTGCTCTGGGACTTTATCAAGGCATGGGGGGCGGTAGAACACGATGAGTATAATTGATCAACAAAGAGAACTTGAGTATTACCCTGATGAGGTACTGGCTCAAGAGATGATGCAACCCACAGGGATTGCACCTAGTTTTTTAGTTGCTACAGAAATTAAAAGACGAAACGATATGCGTAATTCATATCAAATGCAGATGAATCAACAGCCTCAAATGAGTGTTGCTGAAGAACAGGCTATGGAATTACAGGGAATCCCTAATATCGATCCTAATGCAATGCAACAACAAATGATGCAAGACCCTATGATGCAAGAACAAATGCCTCAGAATGCGCCTATGCAGATGAGAGAGGGTGGTGATATAGGAAGATACCAAGAAGGAGAAACTGTTTATTTTGGTGAAGATGGCATTATTTTTGATCCAAACGATCCAGTCGATGTAGCATTACTTGGTTTGTCTGCTATTCCTATAGGCGGTAGAGCCGCAACCGCTCTTGGTCTTGGTGGAAAAGCATTATACTCTGGTGCAAAAGCTGGGCTTTCTTCTTTAAGGAAAAAAGGCATACAAAAGCTTGGAGAAAGAGAAGCTGCAAAAAGAGGATTTACTGGATCAGGACCGTATGCTTTTCGTAATCCTGCTACTGGAAGAATGGAAGGATCAGCAAAACTAGGAGAAGATGTATTAAAAAGAGCTGGTCAATATTTTAATCCAAGACCATTAAGTTTATCTAATCCATTTTATAGCAGAACTGTGCCTGCTGTTTCTGGTGCTAGTTTTATTGGCACTAGAGGCGGAGATGATGTTGATGCTAGTATTGGTGGATCAGCAGAAGCATCTACAGAAGAAGTAAATAATCAAAGTTTAGAGGATGCTGTTATAAAATTTGATGAAGATCAACGAAGAAAAGATAAGGAAGAAGCTAAACGACTTTTAGAGGAAGGTCTTGAAACTGGAACAGAAACAGAAGCAGGAAAAATGCTTGCTGATGCTATGGCAAGTGT